CTTGTTGGGTTGGCTTATAGGGTTGGCTTATAGGCTGCCTATCATCCCCTCTCACTTAGTAAACCAATCCCTTTACTAAACCAATCGCTTTACTATCTACCCTGGCGAATCTCACCACTAATTGGCGAATCTCACCACTAAAGGGGACGGGGAGGGGTGATTGCGCGTGGCTTTTGTAGTAGTAGCCCCCCAGATTTGCAAAAGGCCAAATTAAAAAAAAGAAGCAAAACCAATCCATTCAAACCCCTCGTAATGAGTAACTTTGCATAAAAAATAGACATGAATTAAAACTCATGTTTAAATCCAATTAATTTTTACACATCAAGAGTTACGAAGCTGTGCCTAAAGACAAGATAGATCAACCTAAACGAAAGGTAGGCAGACCAAGAAAGTCTGAGCTAATACCTGAGAAACGCGGAAGAGGTAGACCAAAGGGTGACCATTCGGCTATGGCTGAGATGAAGCAGAGGTTCTTAGCCAGAAGAGACACTCCCGCGGTAATCAATTCTATCTTCAAGGCGGCTATGGATGACGATCACAAGAACCAGGCTGCTGCTTGGAAGTTAATTGTAGATCGTATCCTGCCTGTCAGTTCGTTTGATAAGGACAAGCTTGGTGGTAAGCCTACAGTGAATATCACTATCTCTGGCGTGACAGATATGCCAAGCATAGAAGGCGAAGTCATTGAACATGAAGAACTTGATTGATTTACTGGTTAAACATGAAGGATTGCGAACCAAGCCCTACGAAGATTCTGTTGGCGTTCTAACCATAGGTGTAGGGCGTAATCTAGAAGACGTAGGCTTATCCCATGACGAAATCTACTATCTATTGAAGAATGACATCCGAAGATGCGAGGAGGAACTGGAAAATTGTTTCCGGTGGTATAAAGCCCTCGATCAAGTAAGAAAGGATGCTATGATAAATCTATGTTTCAATCTTGGCATATCAAGGTTGAGGAAGTTCAAACTGGCTTTACGAGCTATGGAAGTACGGGATTACGAGGACGCAGCGGATGAATTCTTAGATTCGCTGTGGGCTACCCAAGTAGGTCAACGAGCTATGGAAGTCACCTATATGATTCGGTTTGGAGAATACTATGTATGATGAATCGGCCTACTCTATCGGTAAGAACCTAATCGCAGGAGTAAGCAATACTCTGTTTACTGTACCTACAGGCTACGAAGCTAGAGTAGGCATGGTGTTTATAACCAACAATGGTGGCAACACAAAAGCAATTAGTGCTGCATGGCATAACAACGGAAATACTATTCAGTTCGCGGCGGCTAAGAACCTTACAAGCAAAGAGGTTTTAAAGTTTGGCGGCGGTTATAGCGATTTTATGTTAATGGAAGAGGGTGATTACATGACAATAACTCCTGAAGCCGACTCTACATTTACAGCTATTGTTTCTTTCATGTTAGTAAAAAGCGACGGCACTAAGTTCGATTTAACTATATAGGAAAAATACTATGCCTAAAGTAGACGGAAAGAAATACCTTTATACCCCTGCGGGAATGGCAGCAGCAAAGAAAGCAAAAAAGAAGGCTAAGAAGAAAAAGTAATGAATCTAAACATAAGTCTCCTTGAGTGGCAGAAAGAAGTTTGGAACGATATTACTCGTTTCAAAGTGGTTGCTGCGGGTCGCAGGACGGGGAAGTCTCGTCTTGCGGCTTATCTTTTAATAGTTAACGCCCTGAAGTCCGATAGAGGGCAGGTATTCTATGTAGCCCCCACGCAAGGCCAAGCAAGAGACATTATGTGGAATCTCCTTCTGGAGATAGGTCAGCCTGTAATTGACTCCTCTCATGTCAATAATATGCAGGTCAGATTAATAAACGGCACAACAATAAGCTTGAAAGGAGCGGACAGACCTGAGACTATGCGTGGCGTAAGTCTTAAGTTTCTTGTCTTGGATGAATACGCGGACATGAAACCCGATGTCTGGGAGCTAATACTACGACCCGCGTTGACAGACCTGAAAGGAGAAGCCTTATTTATCGGGACACCAATGGGTAGAAATCATTTTTATGAACTCTACAAGCAAGCCAGTTTAGGCGAAGACCCCAACTTTAAGGCATGGCACTTTACAAGCTACGATAACGACTTACTAGATAAAGCGGAGATAGACTCAGCCAAGCAAGGCATGTCTTCTTACGCGTTCCGTCAGGAGTTTATGGCCTCGTTTGAGGCTAGAGGCTCTGAGATGTTTAAAGAAGATTGGATTAAGTTCGATGATGAAGAACCCCCTACCGGGGACTACTATGTAGCCATCGACCTTGCAGGCTTTGAAGAAGTAGGAAAAAAGAGTAAAAACAAAAAACTTGACAACACTGCCATAGCTATAGTAAAAGTCGGCGAATATGGATGGTGGGTTTGTGATATAATAGCCGGACGTTGGGAGTTGAATGAGACTGCCCAGAAGATATTTCAGATCGTTAGGGACTATCAGCCCGTATCCGTTGGTATAGAGAAAGGCATTGCCAGACAAGCGGTAATGTCTCCTCTCACTGACCTAATGAAGAAGAATCAGCGTTTCTTTCGCGTAGAAGAACTTACGCATGGAAACAAAAAGAAAACCGACAGGGTAATGTGGGCGTTACAGGGCAGATTCGAGAATGGAGTTTGCTCTTTAAACAAGGGAGAGTGGAACATCCAATTTATGGATGAGATCTTTCAATTCCCTGACCCCTTAACCCACGATGACATGGTAGACGCTTTGGCTTATATAGATCAACTAGCCAAGGTGTCTTATTCATATGATTTTGAAATAGATGACTTTGAAGTCATTGACTCGGTTTCGGGTTACTAACAGGGGCTATTATGCTAGAAAGAAATGAAGATCAGTTTGGCATAGAAGAAAGCCTAGATTCCTGGGTAATGAGCAAGTGCCGCGAGTGGCGTGATCATTACGAGATGAACTACGAGCAAAAGTTCGATGAATACTACCGTCTTTGGCGTGGTATTTTCTCCTCAGAAGACCGTAACAGAGACTCTGAGCGTTCTCAAATCATTTCTCCCGCGTTACAACAAGCAGTAGAGTCTTCAGTTGCAGAGATTGAAGAAGCTACTTTTGGTCGTGGCAAGTTCTTTGACATCAAAGACGACTTTGCAGACCAGGAAACACAAGACGTAGCGTACCTCCGCGAGCAATTGATGCGTGACTTTAAGAAAAACAAAGTCCGCAAGGCTGTTGGCGAGTGTCTAATTAACGCTGCGGTGTTCGGAACAGGGATAGCAGAGCTAACTCTGGAAGAAGTAAAGGACATGCGACCTTCCTCGCGTCCTACTATGGACGGACAGCTTCAAGAGATAGGCGTAGAAATCTCAGATCGTACAGTTTGTAGGCTGAGAAGCATACTTCCACAGAATTTTCTTATTGACCCGGTAGCTACAAGCGTTGATGACGCGATAGGTGTGGCTATTGATGAATTTGTACCAGTGCATCAAGTTGAAATGCTACAGGAAAAGGGCGTTTATAAGGATGTCCCGTTTAACTTTGCATATCCAGACATCGATCTAGATGCTGATCACGAACTTACCACGCAGCCTACGGATAAAGTCCGTCTCACTAAGTATTATGGTCTTGTCCCCCGCCATTTGCTTACTAAAGACGACGATTATGAAGAGGTTGAATTGCAAAACGAAGACGAAGAAGATTCATTCTACGTTGAAGCTATTGTAGTTATTGCAAACGGTGGTACTTTGCTGAAAGCAGAGAAGAACCCGTACATGATGCAGGATCGTCCTATTGTGGCTTTCCCATGGGACGTAGTTCCAAGCCGATTCTGGGGCAGAGGTGTATGTGAGAAAGGTTATAATTCACAAAAAGCCTTGGATGCAGAACTCAGAGCCAGGATTGATGCCCTCGCGTTAACAGTACACCCAATGATGGCTATGGACGCTACTCGTTTACCTCGAGGAGCCAAGCCAGAGGTTCGACCTGGTAAGATTATCCTAACAAACGGAAATCCTTCAGAAGTTCTACAGCCGTTTAACTTCGGTCAAGTCTCTCAGATTACATTTGCTCAGGCAGGTGAACTACAGAAGATGGTTCAAACCGCTACAGGAGCTATAGACTCTGCGGGAATACCAGGTTCTATTAACGGCGAAGCTACTGCTGCCGGAATCTCTATGTCTCTTGGCGCAATCATTAAGCGTCACAAGAGGACACTGATCAACTTCCAAGAATCATTCTTGATTCCGTTTGTATCTAAAGCGGCTTACCGCTACATGCAGTTTGAGCCAGAGATATATCCAGTTGCAGACTATAACTTCCATGTGACTTCTTCACTTGGAATTATCGCAAGGGAATACGAGGTTACTCAGCTAGTTCAGTTGCTACAAACTATGCAACAAGACTCTCCTTTGTACCCTGTATTGATTCAGTCCATCATAGACAACATGAATTTGTCTAACCGCGAAGAGTTAATTGCGGCATTGTCACAAGCAGGACAGCCTTCACCAGAGCAGCAGCAAGCGCAACAAGCAGCTATGCAGGCTCAGATGGCATTCCAACAGTCACAGACTAACGCGCTAAATGGTCAGGCTATGGAGTCAGAGGCAAGAGCTAAGAAGATGGAAGCTGAAATTAAAGCCATTCCTGTAGAGCTAGAGACTGCACAAATCAAAGCAATCACTAGCAATTTACAGGTAGGCACAGCGGACGATAAAGAGTTTGAACGCCGTCTTAAAGTGGCTGACACAGCCCTAAAAGAGAAGAAGTTAAATCTTGAAGCAGCAAAGGCTTTATCCTAATGGTATCTCAAAGAGAGTTGCAGGAAGTCGTTACTCAAATCAACGTCGTCCTCGAGCGTTTAGACGCCAGACTCAAGTCAGTAGAATCGACTCAGAACTCTCTGCTTCACGAACTCAAGGATCAAATGATTCAAGAGTCCAAGAAGAAGGTTAGAAAGAATGGATAAAGAGACTGAAAAGTATTACAACTCGCTTCAAGACGTATTCGTCATGGAGGGGTGGAAAGAATTAATGAAAGAGCTAAGTGCCAATGCTCTTCATATAAACACAGTAGAAGCAACGCGGGATAGAGATGATTTGAACTTCCGTAAAGGACAGCTCAACATCCTCGCGTTTATTCTCAATCTAGAATCTACAGTAGATCATCTACAGAAAGAGGGTAGCGATGAAGGTTTTTGATTTCCAGTGTAAGCAAGGCCACATACATGAGGCTTTTGTGCGTACTGACGAAGATCGGATTTGTCCTGAATGTGGTGAGACTAGTAGTAAGATAATCTCTGCAACTAAGACAGTACTCGATCCTATATCTGGCAGCTTTCCTGGAGCTACTATGAAATGGGCAAGAGATAGGGAGCAGAAGATTAAACGCGAACGCAAGGTAGCCAATTCATAGTCCTATTGTGGGGTAGCTAGTTTGGTCTTGTTAGTTATGGAGTTTAATAGTGGCACAATTAATTGATGAAGTTACGCAAGAGGTAGATGAGGAAAACACAGCGGAAGCGGTCTCAGAAAAAATTACAGAGGTAGCCGCAAGCGAACCAACAGAGGATGACATCCCCGATCATTATCGAGGAAAGACTCCTGCTGAATTGATCAAGATGCACCAAGAGGCTGAGTCTCGCATAGGTCAACAAGGCGAAGAAGTTGGTAAGTTAAGAAGCGTTGTTGATGACTTCATTCTTAAGCAGACTAAAGTCAACGAACAGGAAGAAGCTGAAGAAATAGACTTCTTTGCTGACCCTGACAAGGCTGTAGAGTACAAAATTGCAAACCATCCAACACTAAAACAGTTGGAGCAACTTGGTACTCAAATGAAACAAAGTCAGACCCTTTCCGCGTTACAGCAGAAACATCCTGACTTGAAAGAAATTGCTATGAGTCCTGACTTCCAGAAATGGGTAACAGGTAGCAAGATTCGATCACAGCTATACGAGCAAGCGAATAACCAATACAACTACGATGCAGCAGATGAACTCTTTTCTACCTGGAAAGAAATCAAAAATGTTGCTAGACAGACTGTAGAGGTTGAACGCAAAGAGCGTAAGCATGCATTAAATACAGCATCAACAGGTGGGGCTACTGGAAGTTCAGAAGCTCCGAGCAAGAAGATATATCGGAGGCAAGACATTATTGACTTAATGCGGAATGACCCGAAACGCTATCAAGGCATGTCAAATGAAATCATGCGAGCGTATCAAGAGGGTCGAGTCCGCAGCTAACTTGACTTAAGGAATATTTAAAATGGC